TTTAAGTCTCACAAAGGTGCTAGTCTTATGGCTGACTTTAAAGTCCAAATGAAACATTCAAAAGCTAAAAAGAAATAATGGCTTCGGCTACTAAGACAAAACCAGCATTATGGAAACGAATTGTTTCAAGTGTAAAAGCTGGAACTAAAGGTGGAAGGAAAGGACAATGGTCTGCTCGTAAAGCTCAATTAGCAACAGCAAGGTATAAAAAAGCTGGCGGTGGTTACAAAGGAGCAAAGTCATCTAAGAACAGTTTATCTAAGTGGACTAAGCAAAAGTGGGATTATGTTAGTAAAGGTGATAAGAAGAAACCTAAGAAGAAACGTGGTCGTTACTTACCTGAGTCAGTTAGGAAGAGTCTTAGTCCTTCTCAAAAAGCAAGCACGAATAAAGCTAAAAGAAAAGCTTCAGCAAAAGGAAAGCAGAAAGCTAAGTATAGTAAAGCTGTAGCTAGGAAAGTAAGGAGAGCATAGTGTATAAATTTGGTAGGAAAAGTAAAGAAAGATTAAAAGGGGTAGACGTTAAATTAGTCAATGTTCTTAATGAGCTTATTAAGATTATGGATGTTACTATAATAGAAGGCTTACGTACAGAAGAAAGACAAAAAGAGTTACTTAAAAAAGGTGCTACTAAGGTTAAATACTCTAAGCATATGGAAGGTAAAGCTGTAGACTTAGCTCCTTATCCTATAGATTGGAAGAATAGAGATGGGTTTCATTATATGGGTGGTATGATTAGAGGAATAGCTAAACAACTTAATGTTAAAGTTCGTTGGGGTGGAGACTGGGATTCTGATGGTGATGTAAAAGATAATGGCTTTGATGACCTAGTTCACGTGGAGATACTTGATTAATGCCTAAACAATTATATACTATAAATAAGTTTGATGCTGGTATAAATACAGTTAAAGATGCAAGAGATTTAACTGAGCCAGAGTCAAGTGCTGTAATTAATATGGCGGTTGATGCACAAGGAAAAATAAAATCAGCAGGCACTTTAACTGGACACCTTTCTAATCCTTCTGATGTAGGTGGTAGTAATCTTACAAAATATATATCTAGCCATACCGCAAGGCTTGAAATAGGCACAAGTGCTCCGGGTACAGTTACAGGAAGACTTAATCTTGGAGGTGGATATAATTTTTTTTACTTTGAATCAGACCATAGTATAAAAGATGACATAGATACTACAGGTAGTGAATTTACTGTAGGAAGTGCTAATGGAAATATAAGTTTTGGCAACCCTCAAAATACAGCAGTAGATGGAGTAGCAACTTCAAGCTCTGCTGATATTCCGGGTGCAGGGTCTACGGAGTAATATATGGCTTTAGCTGTACTCCCATCAAAATCATTTATAAAAATAACCGTTTCTGGAACAACAGATTACTGGACTTCTAACTTAGGATTCTTAGTAGGAGATGTAATAACTGTTAGTGGCAGTAAATTTAACGATGGTGTTTATCTTGTATCTGGCTTCATTCAACAAGGTGGTTCTCATTATATGATGGTTGTTGGAAAACCTATTGTAGATGAGACTGCTTTTACAGTTGATACAGATGCTGGTTATGGTAACACAGCTACAACGCTTAGTGTTGTTGATAGTGAAGATATAAGAGTAGGTCAAACTGTTACAGGTACAGGAATTCCAAGCGGAACAGTAATTAATTCAGTTACCGGAACTGAAGGAGTTAATGTAAGTGCGATTGTTATTTCTCAAGCGGTTACAGGTTTAGGTGGCCCGGTTGGCTCAGGTGAAACATTAACGTTTTCATCATCACCGGATGGAGCTTCAACCTCAGTTAGGATAAAAGCTAAAAGAGCTACAGGAGATAGGTTATGTGCTTTTGGAGATGCGGCTAATAATAATGTAGATGTGTGGTCTTTTAATAAAGTAAGTAATCCTGCCACAACAGATGATGGTTGGGTGAATGAAGAAATAAACACAGCTATTATCTCACCAGCTAGTGAACACGTTTCTACATCTCAGTTTATATTTACATTTTCTGATGAAGTATTAAGGGTAGCTGATATAAACATAGAAAATAATTCAATACTTAAATGGTATGGTTATATACAAATGAATCAATTCGCAACTGCAAATGATTCAGTTTCCTTAGCTTTTAATGGATGGTATGAGCATCCTGCCTACTTAGAAAGACCTGCTTCAATAACAATGGCGAGCTCAAATCAAAATGCAGTAGATACAGATAGTCACTACAATGTTTTAAATGACATAGTAGAAAACGAAGTAGGAACTGATGTTTTAATTAATGACTCAGATAACGTAACTGCAATAACTCAAGACACTATTACTTTTGATACTGGTGGTTCTTCTCCTAGAACAGCAAATCATTTTTTTGAAATGGGTCAAGTATACTCAGTTCTTTCTCGTTCTTCTGAAAAACCAGAATGTTTTATGGTTAGAAAAACAGCAGAAGGTAGAAGTAACACAACACCTGTAAAAGTATATCGTGGCTATGGAGGTACTCCAGATGCACAAATAGCTGATAATAGTGGGGATATATATAAGAGAGGATTAGGTTGGAATATAGGTGTTGTAGAAGGAGCAGGTCAAGGTACTTGGAATGCAAACGAGTATGAGTTTTTTCAAACATTTATATATGATGAAAATCAAGAAAGTCGACCTAGAAAATATACAGGAACTTTAACAACTACTAATGAAAACAAAGCGTTGAAGTGTACAGTTTACGCTGATAGATTTTACAGCGGTAGAATAACTGGTGGTAGGATATATATAAGAGAGGCTGGTAGTGATAACGATTTAATTTTATTTGCAGATATAGATATAAGGCTTGGTGCAAGAATGACTCTTGATGGTAGGTATGTACCTTGGGTAAAAAGAGTTGATACTGATGCTAATCATACTGAAAACTCTGGATATTATTCAGCTACTAGTTCATCAGAGGGATTAAAATCTACCAATCCTAACTTTGATACTTATAAAACTCTTAATGGTTACTCTGAAGAAGTAAAATTTAACTCAATAGGAAAAGAAAAAGAATTATACAAAGCTTCTGTTATAGCAAATAGAAGACATTTCATAGCAAATGTTAGAATTAAAAACAATGGTAATACTAAGAAAACTCACGGTGATAGAATAATGTTTAGTGAGTTAGGTAAGTTTGATACATTTACTGAAGATAATTTTATAGATGTTTCTAGAGGAGATTATGGAGAGTATACTGCCTTAGAATCTTTTGCTGATAAGTTATTAGCTTTTAAACATAATACTACACACATATTAAACATATCAAGTCCTACTCCTTCTGGTTGGTTTTTAGAAGAGAGTATTAAAAACTCTGGAGTTTCTTTTCATTATAGTATGACTAAGACTGAGTTTGGAGTTGTATGGGCAAATGAAAAAGGATGTTTTCTTTACAATGGTGCTGACACAATAAACTTAACTAAAAATAAATTAGGTATATTTGAATCTACTAACTCTGATATACCAGTTTGGTCTGATTTTGCAAATGGAAACCTTCACGCTAAAGATGTTATGTGTGGATACGATGATATAAGTAATCAACTAATAGTAATGAGGTCTCCTTCAGACTCAAGTACAAATAGTAATCAATGTTTTATATATGACTTTGATACAAATGCTTGGACATACAATACAAATTTATTTACAGATAGTCACTACTATACTAATTTCATAAAAGATTGGAATAACAGTTTAGTAATAGGAAAAGAAAAAACTTCTACTGTTGTTGAGTTTAAAAAATACAGAGCAAATATTAGCCCTCAAAGTAACCAATCTATAGTAACTAGAGATATAGATTTTGGTAATGTGGGGTTAATTAAAAAAATATATAAAGTTATAATAACTTACAAGTCAAGCGTAGACCAGTTAACTCCTTTAGAGTTTGCAATAAATGGTACTGGTAGTTTTTCTGATTTTTCTACAGGTTCTAATATAACACCTGCAGGCAATGACTCTGGAGATTTAGATGCTACATCTAATTTTGATATAGGAGTTTTTAAAGCAGATAATATAGTAACTTGTCAAAGTATACAGTTTAAAATTGCTTTACCAGATTCTGGTACTTTTGAGGTAAATGATATAACCATTCAATATAGAACTCTAAGAATTAAAGAAGTTTCGTAATGAGAAATCACCGTAAATATCTAATTAATAAAAAACAAGATGTTTTATATTCTAGTGAAGAAATGCATTTAGGTAATATGGTAGATGGTCAAGTATCTGTTTCAAATAATAAAAGTTCTCAGCCTAGTTTAAATTTAAAAAAGAATAATTTACTTTACAAAGTAAGCCTTTCTCCAGATGGTAACAGGTTTGTAGATAAAAAACTTACTACTAATTCTTTAGAATACACAAATACATTTATAGACTATAGAATATATAAGCATAATTTTGCTGATAATATCTC